TCTGCGCTGGCAATATCCAAAGTGTATAATCGACCTAGGCCCAAAGGCTCAAGGATCCGTTTGTTACTCCTAGTCTTATTTTCGGCTTTCTCGGTTTGAAGCCTCATCGTTAGATCGTCATTCCATTCGAGCTGCTTTGTCGTTTCCTTCAGAGGAACCTGCCAATCATCTTCGAAGCCGACCAAAATGGAATGCATGTGAGTATTCCATGTTGTTCCCTTGTTAGTGAACTCAAGGTAATGGGATCCACCAGATATTCCCCATTCTTTCAGTTTCGTGTTAAGCCCACGCATACTGTGCCAACCAGTGTAGCCGCTCATAGTGCGCCTCTCGGTGAGGTACGAGTACTGCTCACCTAAACTTGCTTGGCGAACCCAACTATCTTTGCCAGGTAATGTAGTTGTCAACACACCAACTTTCAGTGGTATGTCTGCTTCTTTGGCCCATTCCAAATCATACTCCAATCTCTTAGCGATCTTGTATTGATTTCTCTTGGCACGTACTTTCTCGCACCCGGGGCATAGTCGCCACCGGGGGCATAAACTACGGTCGTTCAGAAACTGGCGGGCGTTAGTACACCCATCCGGCGTTGCCTCCACTTTCATGCACTGATCCTCCCATTTGCCCGAGACCCCCCAAGAAAACTTGGGAGGAAACCGAGGGGTCCGGACAATTGATTCTTGCAACATCGAGTATTAAAATCCTCAATGTTATTTTTTAGCAGGTAGTGTAGTATAACAAGTAAGGAACTTGCTTTGGAGCCCACCGTTGTTCCGCTGGCGCTGCACATCCGGCTTCTTAGTGACAGCACATCGAGCCGTTGTTCGATGTACGTCACGTCGAGAGGCTCAGGCTTCGCAGATGGAAGTGAGGTCATTCCACCCACTCCTCGCCGCATCTGTAGCATATGCAATGGGTGACAGTGCCATGGCCTTCCTTGAAAGGCTCCGACTCCTGATCACCAATGGTTATCTCAAAACAATCAGTTGATTGTAATGTGTACCCACAGTGTTCACAAACGGAACGTTCAGCACATTCCTTGCCCATAACTGATCACCTGTTCGGTTAGACCGAGCATGTGGCCAATGAGCACCGCCAGCAAGTAGCTGACATTGTTCTGTCTGAGATGTTGTAACACAGACGCAAGTTGAATTGCCTTGATTGGAGACGGTGCTGGAATTTCTTCCATCAAATCCGCTCCATGTTGTGCGCTTTCACGCCCTTGTAATCTCCAGATTGGACGGTCACGCTGATTCCATTTTTCATTTCATCAAACGTTTGTCCTGTTGCTGACATGTACACAAGACCGCACGGTGCATCAAAATACCCCGTACTAATCTTCTGATTGCCATTTGCGCCAACGGTGAGGGTTGCCACTTTCATCCACAAACTTGGGAAGGAGTTTGCTGCGTATGGTGGCTTATTGCCACGTTGTTGGAGAGCCTCCATTTCTATTGCTGAAGCATCAGCTTCTAGATCGTCGTAAGGACCGGCACCCGTTGGGAACGTTGGTCCGTAGTTCGTGTTGCCAGCCAAATCGTACTCGTTGATCACTGAGTAAGATGTAGTTGTTGTTGCACCCGCCCAGGAAAAGGTCCTGGTAACGCCGGCTGAATCTTCAACGATCGAGTCGTCAAATTCACCGTCGACAATGAGAGCACTTGTTGGGGTCGTTGGGTTTCCATCCACAACCGGGTACATGTCCGTTGCCGTAATGCCGCTTGTAATCCGGAAATCAAACCAACGTGCTTGAGCCTCTGCAGACAGATTCTCACGCTCGTCTGTATAAGCCCGATGGAAGACAATCTTGGCTTCTTCAAACGCCTTCTGGACGTACCAGGTATCCATCAATGCCCAGACATCGATTGTGGTCCCGGGATTTAGGAACGAAGGATCCACGTCAACCTTTTGCGTGTACCTTTTTCCATAGCGATAGAGGCGATGGTTGGTCTGACTCAATAGACGACCGGTGTCGAATTGAACAGACGTAGCCGATGGGGTCCCACTTACTCCAAGTTGGAGTTTGCGCTGCACTAGTAGATAGGTCAGTGGCTTTTTCTTTGTGAAGGAAGGATCCTTCTTCATTGCTTTCTTCTTATGTCCAGAGGAGGCCATATTCCGGTTTGGAGCCGATTAGGCATATCGTCTTTCCGGTCCATTTCTCATCCAGTCTCCAAATGGTCTCGCTAATCGAGGCAGATGACGTCCGTGACCTGTCCTCTGCTTACCATGCTCATAGCCCCCTGCGAGGAAATTTGTAACATCTGCCAATTTCCCCTCGGGTACTTTCACTGGTTTTGTCACGTACTCTACTTTGGCAGAGTAACGTGCAATTGATGCCAACTCATCTGCGCTGGCAATATCCAAAGTGTATAATCGACCTAGGCCCAAAGGCTCAAGGATCCGTTTGTTACTCCTAGTCTTATTTTCGGCTTTCTCGGTTTGAAGCCTCATCGTTAGATCGTCATTCCATT